TTGTAGTTCTGACATACTCATATTTATTGCCTTTGCCTGTGCAATAAATATGTGTGATATGCCAAGATTATCCATTTTCAAGCCTGAAAAGGGCAATGACTACAAGTTCTTCGATCGTAACATCAAAGAGATGTTCACAGTGGGAGGCACCGACCTACACTTCCACAAATACCTAGGACCCTACGATCAAGGGTCCACAAACAAGGACGGTGATGCTTCGCCAACACTGCCTCAATATTCAGGAGACAGTCTCAACGAGAGGACCATACAGGATCTATTGTTTTTAGAGAACAGAGACAGGAAATATTCAGATGATGTGTATATCGTGCGTGGCATCTACAACGTGCAAGATGCAGATTTCAATCTATCACAGTTTGGTATGTTCTTACAGAACGACACATTGTTTTTGACAGTGCATTTGAATGACATAGTTGAGCGGATTGGCAGGAAACCGATGAGTGGCGATGTGATAGAGTTTCCCCACATGAAGGAAGATTATTCATTAGACGAAAGTATACCAATAGCGTTGAAGAGATACTACGTGGTTGAAGATGTGAACAGGGCCGCGGAAGGGTTCTCACAGACTTGGTGGCCACATCTGCTTAGATTAAAGATGAAGACACTGGTTGACTCACAAGAATTCAGAGATGTGATCGGTGATGCGACCACAGAAGGTTCGGTTGCCAACTACATGAGTACATACAACAGAGAAAAAACCATCAATGATCAAGTGGTTTTACAGGCGGAACAGGATTCTCCTAAGGCAGGTTTCAACTACAAACAATATTATGTTGCACCAATAGACGAAAGGGGCAACATCAGGACTGACAATGTCAACTCCGAAGAAGACAGAGCCAGCAGTGATCAAACTGTAAACGCTGTCATTGACACGCCTGCAAGTTCTCATTATGGATTCTACCTAGATGGTGATGGTGTTGCACCAAACGGACACCCTGCAGGTTTTGGAATAAGTTTCCCAACATCGGGCATAGACAAGGGAGACTACTTCTTGAGGACGGATTACTTGCCTAACAGGTTATTCAGATATGATGGAAACAGATGGGTGAAAATAGAAGATTCGGTTAGGATCAATATGACAAACAATGATTCTAGGGCAAACTACAAAACAGGTTTTGTCAATAATACCAGTGAAGCCACAATAAATGGATTAACTACAAAACAAAGGCAATCACTCACTGATGCTTTGAAACCAAAGGCTGACAATTAATGTTACACTTTTACGAAGGACAGGTTAGAAAATTTCTCACTCAATTTATCAGGATCTTGAGTAATTTCTCTGTTGAAACAGGTAGGGGTAAAGACGACTCCATCAGTTTGAGGGCAGTTCCTGTCGTTTATGGAGACCCAACAAGACAGGTCGCAAACATCATCAGGAACAACAGTGAGAACGCATTGAACTATGCTCCTAAAATTGCTTGTTATGTAAGAGAATTAAACTATGACAGGGAAAGGATGCAGAATCCTTACCACATTGAGAAGCAACATCTCAAAGAAAGAGATGTTTTGAGTGATGGTACCTACAGTAATCAGTTGGGTGCGGGATATACAGTTCAGAAAGTTATGCCTTCTCCGTTCAGATTAGAAGTCACAGCAGACATATTCTCATCAAACACTGACCAGAAATTGCAGATCTTGGAACAGATTTTATACTTGTTCAATCCAGATTTTGAGATACAAAAGTCTGACAATTACATCGATTGGACTTCATTGAGTTATGTTGAATTGACAGGAATAACATTCAGTTCGAGGACCATACCTGTTGGCGCAGAGAGCGAGATCGACGTCGCAACAATGCAGTTTTCAATGCCAATATGGTTGTCACCACCTGTAAAAGTCAAAAAGTTAGGTGTCGTTCAGAAAATTATAATGAGCATATACGACGATGACGGAGGAATTACAAAAGGGTTGATCGATGGAGAATTGGCATCAAGAAGTTACATAACGCCAAACAATTTTGGTTTGTTGGTTACGGGAAATCAATTGAGATTGTTGGGTACAACAGGAGTAAATGTCAAATCAGGAGGGGATGGATTCCACACAGGTGCGAGAGATCCCGGACTGGCAGATCCGTTCGAAGCCTTTGGACCTGCCGTGAATTGGAAAGTTCTTTTAGATCAATACGGCAAGGTAACGAACGGTACATCACAGATTAGATTGACACAACCTAATGGAAACGAAATAGTTGGAACCATAGCAACCACAACTTTAGATGACACTATTTTACTGTATACAATAGATGGTGACACGATTCCAAGCAACACTTTGACTGCCGTCAAAAAAATAATTAATCCTGCAACTTTTGATCCAGGCACACCTGCAAACGGTGACAGGTATTTGGTCATAAACGATGTGGGAGATTCAACAGCAAGTTTCCAAAGTTCAACTTGGGGCACATTAGTTGCCAGTGTTGGTGATATAATCGAGTACAACAGCACAACAAGTAAATGGAATGTAGCCTTTGACGCATCAAACCCAGATTCCACGCAACATTATGTTACCAATTTAAACACAGGAATACAGTACAGATTCAATGGCACAGAATGGGTCAAATCATACGAGGGTGTTTACACACAAGGTAACTGGACTATTGTTTTAGATGGCGGTTATGTTGCAAATGATGATGCTTCTGGACAAGATGCAACTACTCCTTGATAATTTTCCAATAAATTGTTATAATAAGTTATGAAAGAAAACATAGTCTGTTCTGGCGCTCTGTTCTATTCCACAAGCACGAAGAGATTTTTGTTCCTACAAAGGACTGATAAGAAGACACAAGGACTTTGGGGACTTGTGGGTGGTAAAAGCAAATTCACAGAAAGTGCGTTTGAAGGACTAAAGCGTGAGATTGAAGAGGAAGTGGGTGACACACCGAAGTTCAAGAAAGTTATCCCTTTAGAAATGTTCACATCAAACGATCAAAAGTTCTTCTTTCATACATATCTGATTGCTATAGAATCAGAATTCATTCCAAAACTAAATGAGGAACATTCAGGGTATTGCTGGACAGCGTTCGAGTGCTGGCCAAAGAACTTGCACATGGGTCTTAAAAATACACTTAACAATAAAAGTATAAAAGGTAAGTTACAGACTATACTAGATTTAATAGTATAAGAACTGCTATCACACCATACAACAAGTATATCCTGTACAGCATACAGATCTTACATTCAAAACCCGTCAGCCAGAATCTCAGTTTCTTCTTCCAGAATCTCTCAAACTCCATAACGATGCCTGTAAACTCCAAATGCCTGTAGGCACTGATGGTCTGTGAGGTTGGTGTCCCACAGAGCTATCACGCCAAAGTCGCCGTCCCAGTGACTGTCATACGTGGTGTTCTCGCCAAAGTGCCTGAAGTTGAAATCGTTCTCCATCTGGCTGGCCGCACCACTTGAACAATCTATGTTTCCGTAACTGCCGCCATCTTGATTTATACCTCGTTCGAACCATGTCACAAGATTGCTGGCGGTCCTGCCGATCACACAGGTCCAAACGTTGGTGTATGAACCGAACGTGTTTGCTCCATTCACTGCGAACCAGTTGTTGCAGTTGGTGATGGTCTCTGCCCTGTCCACGCCATCTGTACCACCAAAGTTCACGAAACCTTGGAATGCTCCAGCGGTGAAACTGGTGAAGGGCCTGCTCTCGTCCTGGTGTGTCCTCAACCATATCATACAGGTCCCACCTGCCCTTGGTTGTGTGAAATTGTTGTCTATTGATATCATGTCATCCGTGCCGTCACAGGTTATGATGCCGCCAAAGTCACTTGAGTATGTGGGACCATTTACAAGGTCGCCGTCGTACGTTGTGCCACCTGATCCTAAATTTGAGAAAGTTGTTCCTGATCCAGAATAGCACGATGAATCACCCCAATCCAACAGCACCTCAGGATTGCTTAATTGACTGATTCTCTCTTGGTATCCACCCGCGGCCGCCGCCGCTAGTCCGCCCGGCATTATGAGTGAGCTCCTACGTATGCGCCGTAAAGCGTTGAACCAACGTACCACAATTCGATCGTGTTGTAGCCTGATGTTGCCAGTGTTGGTGCAACTCCGCCCGCCCACTGCATTGTTGGCCAAGTCACTGCGTAGTTACTTCCGTCATCGATCATCAATGTCATCCTGTGTCCTGATGCCCAATTTGACAGCGTGAATGTCGTTGCCTGTCCCAGTGTGATGGTCTGTATGCCACCCAGCGTTGGGTCCAGTGCCACAGAGGCCGCGGCGGACATTGCGTTAACAGTCTCTTTTATGCTCTTGGCAGTAAGTTCGTCTGTGATTACTACGTCTCCGTCGCCGTCCACTTGGATCCTGGTTGCTAGGCTCGAACCGTCGTGCGTCTGTATCTGGAATGTGCTCTTGGTGGCGTCTGAACCGTCAAGGTCGATCTGTATGCTACCCATTGTGTTGTAGGTGTTGGTCTGGTAGGCCTCGGCATTGATGCGGAACAGGAAGTCCCCCGCGTTGTTGTCACTTGGCGCGGCCGCCGTGCCCCTGGATTTCCTAGTCCTCACGTCGGGAGCGTCCGCTGTGTCGTTGTGTTGTTCCATCCTTTTCTTTGCCGACTGGGCACCTTCGCCCGTCATTTGTACTGTCACCTCTGGAGATGTCTGGTTGATCCCCACGTAGTTGGATGCTGTGTCTACTGTAAGTGTGGTAGTTT